CCACCGCATTCCGCACGCTCTCTACAATTCCATTCTGATTCTCGTAATCGGACATCGAATAAACGGAACGCATCTCCGCATCGCATGTATCGCACATCTCATGACCAGGTTCCATTGTGTCTCCGCATTTACACACTGTGGGAAAGAATTCTGGATCAATCGTCGGTCCTGTCGAATCGCTCAACCATGAGCACTGCCGCATACGTTCTCGCAGGGTTGGGCGATCGGATGTGGCTTCTGTCTCGCTAGTAAGCGTGCTCGCGCCATCATCTGACGATGTGCTTGCTACAAGTGGCACGCTACTCTCATCCTCAGAATGTTCAAAGAACTCGGAGGAGATAGGCGCATCATCCACGATCTCCTCCTTGCGTGGTTTACACTTCTTGCACACACCTTTGGGGATTCGGTGTTCGCACATATCAACTTTCTCATTCGCCTTGGCAAGAATGCGCTCCTGATTGGGAAAGTACACCTCCAAGTATTGCCTAAACATCACAAGGAGTTGGTCAATCCTGATACCTTTCGCTTCTTTCTTCTCTCCATCATCATCAGTGAACTTCAACAAGCGATAACCAACACCCGTCGAAGTCTTGATTGGCATCTCGACATCGAACGTCCACAGGTCTGTCTCGCCACCTGTATTGTATTCGTCCAACATCATCGTCCCTGGGATACGGAACTGTGGTCGTACAGTTTGCGTGACTGTAAAACCCACACGACGCAAAATGGAGATTGGCTCACTCGAGAAGCTGGCCGCGTGCAAATGCTTGACATTAGTGGTTGCACACACAAACTCTGCGAGTAGTGGAACGTTACCTTTATCACCTACATCTGCCTTCAGCGCGGTTGCTGGAGTGTTGTTGATCAACCGAGTCAGGAAATCAAGGGGATTATCCTGTGTTTTCTCAGGTTTACCATTCATAAAATCATCTAAACCCACGGCTTTGTGGTGGGCGAGATATTCAGATTGGTATTTATCAGCAACATTCATCGTAATATTGTACTCCTGTAAATCACCTGATGGTTTCCAGCCCTTATCTATCTTATACTGGAAAAACACATCAGTCAGCATCTTATTCACACCACTCTTTCCAACAGAAGATTCGCCGTACAGCAAAACACCAAATGCTTGTACCTTCTGCTTAGTGGATAAAGTGATAATGTGAGCAGTCGTTTTCAAGTTGTCCATCTCAGCCAATCTGGACAATAACAATCTAGTCGTATGGGGGCACTTATGTTTACGCAACATCCTCTCTCCCAATGAGGATAATGCATGAATCTGCAAGAAGAAATCGTGATTCGACTGTCCTACTTCCTCTAGTCGACCCGCTTTGAAATATGGTAGGAGTGATTTCAACTGGGATACTTTGCGGTCGTACCCAGCTACATCATCCGTGTTTCCAGTTTCGGGATTCACCGTCCCTTGTGCAAACACTTCCACCAACCAATGTCCAAAATCATCAATAGCAGTACCGAGATTAGCCAATACGTCTACGGCATCTTCATCAAACTTATCAACAGTAAACATCATAAAGTCCTTCACTTTAAACTCACCTTCAAGCTTAGGAC